TGAGGGTTGTAGATTATCAGATAATCTTATATCGGCTTTCCATACCTGTACAGAACCAGCAAATTGCATTAAATTCGAAGTTGGATATAAACCCAAGCAAGTCGAACCATAACGAAATTGCGTGTACTTGCAGTCTCTCTGGGGCCCACCAAAATTCGTATCATAGGATGGATACGGCACACCCTCGAAGGTTTTGGGATCAGTTCCTATGTCAACCTCGCACTTAAAGTACGCATAACCTGGAACCACACTGCTAATGATATAAGTATCCTTAGCGGGTGTAAAGACCAATGAACTAGTCGCACAATCCTTTATAGGTATTACCTTGCCATGATATATGTCTGGTATACCCATTCCTGGATCAATAGAAAAGTCCGGTGGGGCAAATGCACATTTCAAGAATGCAATTCCGGCTGGTGAAAGCCTTGCCATTTTCCCACGTTGCGGTCTTCGACCACGCCTCCTTCGAGGGGCTACTACTCCGTTGTTTGGTCCTACAGGGACCAATGCCTGAGAAGTGACAGTTGTTGTTGTCACTTTTCTGGCTCGCTTGCGCTGATTGCGCTGATTTCTTCCTCTAACCATATTGTTCAAATTGTTATAGGGCTGAACGCTGCTTATTAGTGAGTTATCAATTCACTAGTCATCACATGACCAAAAAGGGTTGCCTGGTGCACATGTCATCAAATTGGGGTACAGGATCTAGGGGAGGCCTCATTGTCATAATTTCCAAGCGCATTTGTTCAAGAGGGGAAACCCCCCACGCTTCAGAATATGACAACCTGCTCTCATCTGTGGGTTCCCGATAATACAGAACCCCTTTTTCCTTACCCAATTGTTTGACATATACATCAGTGTCCACATCCATCAACTTCCCCTTTGTTGGTTTCATCCCGGCCAGTAACTGGTTGCTAAGGGGCCCCAAAACTGGGACTCCCTCATTTATGGCTGACTCACCAAGCAATACCGACCTTATGTACTTCTGATCTAAACAAGTTGGAAATTTCTTAACTGTCCAATTTATTCGATCAAGCACTCGGTCAGGATTGCGGGTCATAATCCATTTGCAACCATTCCATACAGGCCTGGTTTGACAAAACTCAATATGTTCAAACTCCCATGCAAACTCCTCCTTTGTGACCATCCCAAATCTTTCAAATTGCTTGACAGCAAGTTTACTCAAATCTCGTTTTTCCACGATCACAACTGAGTCATCTCCATCAACATAAATAGTGCCCCTAACTCTTGCCCACTGCAACACTAGACTAATCATAGAGTAGTTTATTGTTGAGTTGTCCAAGCCGGTGTTTTGGTCTCCAGACATTCTTGTATATCGAGTGCGAAATTTAGTTCCATTCTTAGTCGATCCCTTATTTTCACGTTGGGCCAACATCAGTTTGCGAACAAATTGCTTATGGCCACTGTCTTTAAAACAGTTGCTATTAAGCTTTGTTGCACATCTGATGTGCTCCTTCGTTATATGGGCATCAAACTTTGAATGGTCTAACAGCCAAGCAACAGGTTGTTGGAATAATTCCCAAGCCTGTTTCAAGTCTGCAGCTCGCTCTTCAAGGTTACGTCCTTTGGCAAAACATCTGACACCTTCACGTCGATGTTTATAGATGGCATGCTCTATGGGATATGTATACTGTGCTAAGGTTATTGCGTATCTTTTCGATCGATACTGAATGCATCTGGGGGCCTTCATTTCCTCAGTATGATATTTATCATCCTTAAGGAACATTCGGACTTTAGCGTCTTCACGCAAGTCCAAGCTTTCAACTTGAAAGCTTTCTATAGCCCTCAGTGCAAGCATCCGCTTAGCACCACTATATCCCATGGCAATAGCCATCTTTGAGATTGGTTCGCATTGTTTAACTAGTTTCAACATTTCCTGGAGAAGGATGGGTTCCACCCCGGGCTCAAAACGAGCCCCATCGTCCACTTGATGTCTTAAACAAAGAGCCACGCGCTCATTACACGCGCAACTCTTATGCGTCCACACGAGACTGGAGTCCCTTTCACTCCAGTCAAATAACTTCCTTGTGACTCGTGCGTCTTCACAAGGGATGTTCTTCACCTTATTGCTGCAACCCGGTAGTAAGGGGTTCTTGCATTGCATGCGTCCAACGCAAACAGCAGGAAGAACAGCGCCACTTCATAACCTTTTGGCTGGCAGGTCCGCTAACTTCGAACCTGCTAAGCATGCGTCAAAAGGCCATGGCGCCTGAATTGGGGCCCTCCCGACTTTTCCATCGCGCACCAATGAAGCATGTGCTCCACGGTTTGTCGCTTGGTCGAAGTCTTGAAGGCTTGCCCGAACATGTAATTCCACACTAGGGATGTTCATGGCGGCTTCCACGGCACCAACCACAAATTCGTGCAACTCAAAGTGAGTGAATTGCAAGCAATCGAATTGTGATAGATATCTCTTTGCCTTGGCAGCCATCCTACACATTACCTCGCTGGTCCTAGGTTGAAACATAAACTCATAGATGAGGTAACCAGTTAGTTCCTCATCAACAGTTCGTTTCCGCGTTTTAGGTTGAGCAATTATAGGTAACACCTTACCCGGTAATGCTTGTAATGCTGGAACCTCAATGTTACGGCTCCGTAAATCCTGCCCCCCGATGTGCGGCCGGGGGTTGACAACCTTCGTGTAATGGATTCCCTTTTCAGGCAACTCTTTACAAGGGTCATCAAGGCAGAGTACTCCGTCATTACGAATTAGAGTACATTCCTCGCTGATACCAG